ACGACGTGGTTGCGTTGATCGTAGACCACCGCGAGATATTCGTGTTTGGCAATAACACCGTTGAGGTCTGGTATGACGCCGGAACGCCGGACTTTCCTCTCGCGCGGGTTCAAGGCGCGTTCATGGAGGTGGGATGCGAAGCGGCGTACTCGGTTGCCAAACTAGATAACCGAGTGTTCTTTTTAGGCTCCGATGCCAGAGGTCGAGGCGTTGTCTACGCAATCAATGGTTACGCGCCAGCGCGGGTATCGACCAACGCGGTTGAGTACGCCATTCAAGGCTACGGCAGCATTTCGGATGCGATTGGCTACACCTACCAGCAAGACGGGCATCCATTCTACGTGCTGATATTCCCAACAGCAGACGCTACTTGGGTCTATGACGTGTCTACCCAGTTGTGGCATGAGCGCGCCGGGTTTAGTAACGGACAATTTGTCCGGCACCGCAGCAATTGCCAGATGTCGTTTAACAACGAGGTAGTGGTAGGCGACTACGAGAACGGGCGTTTGTACGCCTTTGATCTTGACGTGTACGCAGATAATACCCAGACGCAAAAGTGGTTGAGGTCGTGGCGGGCGCTGGCTACAGGTCAGAACAACTTGAAGCGCACCGCGCACCATTCACTGCAACTGGATGCCGAAACGGGTGTTGGTCTTGCACTAACTCCCGGCTACGACGCGGAAAAGCTAATAACCGAAGCCGGTTTGTACCTGATAACTGAGGCGGGCGACAATTTAACCACGACCTCTTATTTAAGCACCGCAGGCTACGACCCGCAGGTTATGCTGCGCTGGTCAGACGACGCGGGGCATACCTGGTCAAACGAACATTGGAACTCAATGGGCAAGATCGGGGCTTACGGCACCCGCACCATTTGGCGCAGGCTTGGCATGACCGCGAAGATCCGCGACAGGGTCTACGAGGTGTCAGGAACAGATCCAGTCAAGATTGCAATCATGGGTGCGGAGTTGTTCGTCACCCCAACCAATGCTTAATGTCACCAATATCCCCGCCCCGCGTGTGCCGTTTGTTGACGAGCGCACCGGCCTCATGGCGCGAGAGTGGTATCGGTTTTTCCTCAACCTGTTTGTCCTGACTGGCAGCGGCAGCAACCCTACCTCGCTAGACGAGTTACAGATCGGCCCGCCTAATCAATCCGACACGTTAATTGATATTACCAAGAGTATTCAAGGGGCATATCTCAATCCGGTTGTGCAGACCGGCACCATTGCCAACTACAACCTCGACGGTAGCCCGACAGCCGGCGGCATAGCCTACGGGACCGGCCCTGCGCTGGCGGTGAGCGCCGCCGGGACCACGGGCCAGGTACTGACCAGCAACGGCGCTGGCACCCCAACATGGGCGACAGACGCGGGCGGCTCGGTCACCAGCGTGTCGGTGGTTTCGGCAAACGGTCTAGCCGGTACGGTAGCAACAGCCACGACCACACCCGCCATCACGCTCTCAACGACTGTCACCGGCGTAGTCAAGGGCAACGGCACCACACTATCGGCGGCGGTAGCCGCAACAGACTATGTGGCTCCTAGTGCTTACGCCAGCGCCAACGGCCTCACGCTGGCAACGGTGAGGCTTCTGGGCAGAACTACGGCATCTACAGGAGCGGCAGAAGAGATCAGCGTAGCGGGGGGTTTAACCCTATCCGGCGGCACTTTGACGGGTGTATCGGGCACCGTTACCAGCGTATCGGTGGTGTCAGCCAACGGTCTGGCGGGGACGGTAGCCACCGCAACGACAACCCCGGCGATTACGCTCTCGACAAGCATTACGGGCTTGCTCAAGGGCAACGGCACGGCCATCTCGGCTGCGGTGGCAATCACCGAC